TTCGTGTTGATGATAACACATTTAAACTTGCTACTTCTTTAATTAATGCTGAAGCTGGCACTGCTATAGCAATAACAACAGGTTTAGATGAAGAACATACTTTAACAATGACATCCGGAGCATCTGGCGTTGCAACACTTGGTACTGGCGGCGAAATTGTAGGTTATACAATTACAGATGCAGGTTTTGGTTATACAAACGCTAATATTGAAGTTGTGGATTCATCAGGTAATGGATCTGGTGCTGTGCTTGTTGCTGACTTTACTCAAGGCAATGTTGATACATTACAATCAAATGTAGAATTACTTGCTGTTCCAGGTGCTATTTACACAATGAAAGTTGTTGATGGTGGTACTGGTTATTCTGCTGCAACGGTTAACATCTTAGGTGATGGAGAAGGTGCTGAAGCTGTAGCTACAGTAAATAATGGTTCGGTAACACACATTGAAATGACTAATCCTGGTCGTGGATATACATGGACAGAAATTCAAATTACAGGTAACACTGGTGCTAGCGGTGCAGTTGCAAGAGCAATTATGACTCCTTTAGGTGGACATGGTTCAAATGCAATTGATGAACTGAATGCAAACGCTATTGTTTTCTATACATCAATATCACGAGACAAAAACCAAGGCTTAGAGATTACAAACGATTATCGTAAAGTTGGATTAGTTCGTAACTTTAAACAATTTGGATCAAATAGAAGATTTACTGAAGATGTGGGATCAGGTTGTGTATTAATCACCGGTGTATTTAATCCTGCATTATTAGAATATGATATGTTATTAACAAAAGATGAATATAAGAAGTATCGTATTGTTGAATTTACCGATACACAAATCTTATTATCAGTATTTAACAACTTTACACTTGAAGTTGGCGATGTGTTAACAACAGATCCAACAAATGCAGGTCGTGTTTCTAATCCTGCAATTGCAGCATCAAATATTACTGTTCAATCTGTAACAGAAAGAACAATTGATCAGTTCTCTGGTGACTTCTTATTCTTTAGTGTAAGAGAATCATATGCACCAACATCAGATCAAATCATAACAGTTAGAACAATTGTAGAGATTTAATATAAATAATATAAACAAATTAAAAGAGTTTAACTATGGCAATTAATTTTAATACCAATCCTTACTATGATGATTTTGATGAAACTAAACAGTTTCATAGAATCTTATTTAGACCAGGTTACGCTGTTCAAGCAAGAGAACTTACCCAATTACAAACACAATTACAAGATCAAATTGATAAATTTGGTAAACATGTATTTGTAAATGGTTCTATTGTATTAGGCGGTGGCCGAACATTTGAAAATGATCTTGTATCAATTAAAATTGATACTAATTTTGGTGGTCAAACTGTTAATAGAGTTAACTTTGTTGATAAAGTTATTATTGGTCAAACATCTGGTGCAGAAGCTACAGTTAAACAAGCCATAGGTTTAACTGAGACTGATCCAATTACATTTATTGTTAAACCAATTGCAGGTAATTCTTTTCAAGCTGGCGAAACAGTTCAAACAGCTGATGGTACATACTCAGCATCTATACAATTAACAAACCCAATTAATGATGCAATGCTTTTCTCAGTTGATGAAGGAATTTTCTTTGTTGATGGTAAGTTTGTATTTTCTGAAGCACAAACAATTGCTATTGACAAATACTCAAATACATCATCTAAAAATATTGGTTTTACAGTTGTGGAAACTATTGTTGACAGTGATGGAGATGAATCATTACTTGATAGAGCTCAGGGTTCACCAAACTTTGCAGCGCCTGGCGCAGATCGATATAAAGTTGCATTAACATTAACTTCAAAAAATTTAGGTGTAGATCAAGATAATTTTATTGAAATTGCAAGAGTTGTTGATGGTGAACTTGTTGTTAATAGAGCAAAAACAGTTTATTCCGAAATTGGTAATGAATTAGCAAGAAGAACATTTGATGAATCTGGTGATTATACAGTTAAAAGATTCCCAATTCAAGTTTTAGATCATCAAGCAGATATTCCTAATGCAGATAAATTTACGGTTGCATTAGATCCAGGTAAAGCATATGTTAAGGGTTATGAATTTGAAACAATTAACCAAGAATTTTTAGAATTAGATCGTGCAAGAGAGTTTGATCAAGCAGAAAGTTTAGATGTATCTACATCATATGGTAATTATATCTATGTAGATCTTCTTCTAGGTGATCCTGCTGATAGTGCTCCGAAAACAAATATTGTACCAAATAGTTATTCATCATTTAATTTAAGAGATGGTAGCGGTACTATTGGTACAGCCAAATTAAGATATATTAAATGGGTATCTGGTACTCATGGTCAAAATGCTGCAGTATGGAAACTATACTTATTTGATATTCAAATGAATCCTGGTGAAGTATTCGCAAGTGTTACTAATGTTGGTGATGCTGTATGGTCAGCAAATGTAGATGCATTAAGTAAAGTCGGTGGTACGGGTGATACATTTATTTCTGGTTCAGATTCTCCAGGATTAGTATTTAAATTCCCTAATGACTATATTAAAACTGTTAGAAGTTCTGCTGGTTTATCAGTATCTGACTATGCAACACAGAGAACATTTACAGTAACATTTAACTCAGGTGTTGCTAACATTGCAACTACTTCAGCAAATGAAAGATGGATTGGTTCTGGTACATTAGCAGATTCAATTAAAGAAGGAAACTATATTGTTTTTAATCCAACTACTGGAGCTCCATTAGATTTTAGAAATGCAAATAATGGTGTTATAACTGTTGGTGCAAATACTCAAGGTTCAACACAACAATTAACACTTGATTATAGTGGTGCTGATAATACATTATCCGGAGATTCAATATTAATTGCTAATGTTAATCAAAACAATGTATCCGAAAGAACAAAAGCGTTATCTAACTATACAATTAAAATATTAGGTGATGGTGCAGGTGGATTAAATGCAACTCAAGGTGTTACTGAATCATTAGATGTTTCAGACGTTTATGATGTAACAATCTATAATACAGGTACAACTAATCCTACTGCTGCAACAGTTGATCCAAATACTGGTGTTGTTACATGGGGAGCAATAGCAAATACAAATGTAACAACAGATTATATTTTTGATGATGGTCAACGAGCAGAATACTATGATCATGGTGGTATTACATTATCTGGAACAGCTCCAACAACAAATGATTACTTAGTAGTTGTTTACAGAAACTTTACACATTCAGGCAATGGCTTCTTAACAGTTGATTCATATTCAATTGACTATGAAGATATTCCAGTATTTACTGATCCAGCATCTGGTCAACAAATTGAATTAAGAGATGCCGTTGACTTCAGACCTAGACGTATTGATGGTGGAAGTGGATTTGAAGGTGGTTTAATACCTGATCCTGATGGAACATTTGATACAGACTATCAATATTACTTAGGCCGTATCGATAAAGTTATTGCTACATCAAATCAAGAATTTGTAATTAAACAAGGTGTGCCAGCGGTATATCCTAAAGTACCAACTGATTTATCAAATGGTATGAGCTTATATTGTGTATTAATTCCACCTTATACAGCAGATATTTCTGATGTTCAAATTAAATACATTGATAACCAACGTTATACAATGAAGGATATTGGTAAACTAGAAAAACGTATTAATAACTTAGAATACTATACACAATTATCTTTACTAGAAAAACAAGCAAAAGATACAGCAATCCCTGATGCATCAAACCTAGAAAAATTTAAAAATGGTTTTGCGGTTGATCCATTTACTTCTGCAGATATATTTGCGGTTGGTGGAGCAGCATGGTCACAAAGAAGATGGGGTTGGTGGAATGCATGGTTCAATGGTTCAAACACATGGAACTTTGCTGCATTAAACTATAATAATAATTCAATTGCACAACCTGCAGCTGCAGACTTTAATGCTGCAATTGATCCTATTAATCAAGAATTACGAGCACCATTTAGTGTAGAATTCCATGGCTTTAATGTAGGAACATTAACAGATACAGAAAAAGATGGTGATTTAGTTGGACTACAACATACTGAACAAGCTGCAATTACTCAAGATTTAGCAACTTCATATATTAATGTTAACCCATTTAATGTTATTCGATTTGCTGGGTTTATTAATCTAGAGCCATCATTTGATCAATGGGTTGATACTAATCAATTACCTGCAGTTAATCAAATTGTTGATGTACAATTACCTGATGCTGCTGATCTTATTATCAATAACTTTACAGGTTCTGGTAATGTAGTAAGAGTAACAAGCACTACAACATCAGTACAACAAAATGTATTATCATCACAAACAACAAACCTTGGTTCTAACGTTGTTGATGTACAATTTATACCATTCATAAGAAATAATCAAGTTCTAGCAATTGCAAATTCATTTAAACCATTATCACGTTTATATGGTTATATGGAAAATACATCAATTGATTCAAACTTAACACCATTAACTGTTATTGAAGTACAAAATCATAATGGTGCGTTGTTTGATGATACAAAAGGTGTATATGAAGCACTATCTATTAGAACTGATCATACAAACCCTGCAACAGAAACTGGTACTGCTGAAACAGCAATCTACTCAGATCCAACAACTGCAGATGCAACTAAACGTTTATTAACAGTATTTAACGATACAGTAACAATTAATGTTGGTGAATATATTGTTGGTGCAAATGGTGGTTATGCTGAAGTTACTGCAGTGACTACATATAGTGCAGGTGATCCAATTATACCTGATGAATATGGTAATATTGGTGTATTATTTAATATTCCTGCACAAACATTTAGAACAGGTGAAAGAACATTTAGATTAATTAACAATAATACAAATGATGTTGAATCTCAAGATTCTATTGGTGAATCTAAATACACAGCAATTGGTTTATTGCAAGATAAACAAGAAACAATCTTAACAACACGTGCAATACAAAACCAACGTGTAATTCGAAGACGTGGTACAAGATTCTGGGCTGATCCTGTTGCTCAATCATTCTTAATTGATGCAAATGCTTTCCCAGAAGGTATGCATATTTCTTCTGTTGATGTATACTTTAGATCTAAATCTAATACAGTTCCAATTACAATGGAAATACGTAGAACAGTAAATGGTTATCCTGAAGCTCAATCTACAACAATACCATTTGCAGTATCTGTTAAGAAACCACAAGATGTAGTAACTTCTGCTAATGGTTTACTTGCTACTAAATTTGAATTCCCATCAATTCACTTAACACCAGGTGAATATGCAATTACATTGATTGCTAATACACAAGATTATGAAGTGTATATTGCTGAAATGGGTCAAACAGTTTTAGGTGGCACAATTAAAGTTGATAAACAACCATATGCTGGATCACTGTTCAAATCACAGAATGCTTCAACATGGGAAGCAGATCAGAATAAAGATCTTAAGTTTATAATTAATAGAGCAGTATTTGAATTATCAGGTTCTGCTGAGTTTGAAATACAAGATCCTACGGCAGTTAAAGACTATCATGCATTATTTGCTAATGCTTCAGCTATTACACCAACAGGAACAAATGTTAAATGGTATGCTAAAGCTTATGCTAATGGTACACATGATACAGATTGGGGATTAATTAATATTAATCAAGATATTGAATACACAAGATTATTACAATTAGATGCTGCAGCAAATGCTGGTGCAACCCCAACATTAAGATTAAGAGCTGAATTAACAACTAATAATGATACTGTATCGCCATTAATTGATACTCAATCATTAGCAGTTGTAGTTACAGAAAATACAATTAACAATGATAGTACTGGTGAAGCTGGCACAAACCAAGGCGGTAATGCATTAGCTAAATACTTAACTAAACCAATTAACCTTGCTGATGGATTTGATGCTTCTAATATTAACGTAACTGTTGATATTAACCGTCCACCTGCAACAGATGTTAAAGTGTATTATAGAACATTACCATCTGGTTCAGTAACACCAATTACTGATGAAAATTGGGTTGAAATGGAACTAGAAGGTGTAGTACCATCATCAATAAATAATTTTGACTTTAAAGAGCATAGGTATTTCCCAATAAATGCATTTGATCAATACGGTGTACCTGCGGATGATCCTATCTCTACAAGATTTAATACATTCCAAATTAAGATTGTAATGTTATCATCACAAGAACAATTCTCTCCTAAATTAAGAGACTTAAGAATTATTGCATTGGATAGTTAATGAAAGTTAAAGTTGAAAATGAAACTCTTGTAAAAGACACTAAAACTGGTGTAGTACAAGAAACTGATAAAAGTAAATTAAGAAAGCACAGATCTATTCGACGTGCTTTAAAAGAGCGTGAAAAGTCTATCGATGCTTTGATAGATAAAATAAATAAATTAGAACAACAAATGGAACGGATAACAGATGGCAAGTTTAACGTATAGAATAAAACCTCAGGTAGAAACTGGAGTTGCGCCAAAAGGCACGCCATTAACAAACCTTGAGATCGATGATAACTTTTATAACATCGATACAGAAGTACATGAGAAATTAGATTTTCCTTCTTCTGCTGGTTTAGCTGTAAGTACAAATGGTGATGAAGCTTCTGTAGCTAGAACAATACAAGTGTCTGGTAATGGACTCTCTATTACAAATGGAGATGGCGTTGCCGGTAATCCTTCATTAACACTTGCATCTGATACAAATAATACTCCAAACACTGTAGTTTATCGAGATGGTAATGGTGACTTTACAGCAAATACTGTTAGAGCTAACCTCATTGCTGGTAACGTTTATCTAGATGTTGGTGAAGCCGTTATCTTTGAAGGTACAACAGATGATGGTTTTGAAATTACACTAGATGTATCCGATCCTACTGCTGATAGAACAATTAATCTTCCTGATGTTGATGGTACATTAGTAACTACCGGCGATACTGGTACAGTTACAAATACAATGTTAGCAGGTTCTATTGAAAATGCTAAGTTAGTTAATAGTTCAATTACAATTGATGGTGAAGCAGTATCACTTGGTGGAACAGTATCTATTGCATCTGCTGATTTTGATTGGTCAGGTAATCACGAATTTATTGATAGTAATTTCTTATTAAAAGATGATAATGATCCTACGAAAAAATTTGGATTCCAATTATCAGGTCTACCAACTTCAACAACAGTTAACCTTGTAGTTCCGAATGAAAACTTACAAGTCATTGCTACAAGAAATTATGTAGATACAAATACAGTTGCAAGCTCTGGCGATACAATGACAGGGTTCTTAACATTACACAGTGATCCTACAGCTGCATTGCATGCTGCTACAAAACAATATGTAGATGCTGCGGTTGCTTCTG